TAAGAGTTGGACTCAATAGAGTCCACAAAATTACTGGCATTCAGAATTCTAAATTGATCAGTAACAATCGCTGACATCGTTATCGTTTTTTATATATTTATAGCTTATAACGAAAGGTATCAATTACCATAGAATGGCAATTGGTTATCTGCAACTATATCTGCAGAATTAACAATTGGTTTGTTGGATCTAATTGCACCAGTTTTATCAAATCCAAGATTTCCTCTCCTTTGAAGAACAGGGAAAGTAGATAATCCAGCATCAACAGTAAGTCCAGTTACACCAATAGAAACTCCACCGTTTCGTGCATCATAGTTATATATCTTACCCCAAGAAAGATATCCTAGAGCAGTTGTTGCAGCACCTGCCTGATTGTCTTCAAATGAACCTGTAGTTGCAATACCAACCACAGGACTATCAGTATGAATATTTAAGATAAGTTCAGCATCAGGTCCATTTTCAAATGACTTCTGGCTAACAACATAAACATTATCAAGGAATGTGTTACCGATAGCAACAACATCATTATTATTACCAAATACTGAAGTTACTCCAGTTCCAACTTTGGTGTCATAAACCACAATTGGATATCCAGCAATCAAATCAAGTGCGTCAGAAGCGAGTTGTGCTTCACCACCAACAGTGTAATCCTTAAGTGCGCGGAAGTTAATCTTCAGTGCAAGTGGGTGACCACCAGTTCCAGTTGTTGTTGAGATTCCAGTAATAATACCGGAGAATCCTTGAATGTTGGATGCATTTTTAACTTCCTCCTTAACAGGACCAGGAACTTCAATGATTGCATGTGGTGGATTTGTTTGAGAATATCCAAGACCTGGATTTGTGATGGTAACTGATGCAATAGTACCACCTGCACCGACAACAGCAATTCCTGTTGCAGTGGTTCCAATTCCAACACCAATAGACTTAGGTGCAGAGAACTTAACTGGAAGAGATACAGTATAACCTGCACCTGGATTGGTAACTGTCATAGCAGAGATTGTTCCAGCAGTAGAGACAGTAGCGGTAAATCCAGCAGCAACTGGTTCTGTACTGTCGATTATAACAGTATCAAGAGTGTCAAAGAGATTACTAAAAGTTGGGTGAGTATAAATCTCTTCCTCATAGTTGAAGAACTGAATATTATCAACAAAGATTTCAGATGAAGTTGGTGTAACATCACCAATGATCTTTGCTGTTGGGAAGATTCTTGCTTCAAGGATATCTCTTGCTTTTGAAACAAGATCACCCTTCACAAACTTATCAACTTTTTGCTTAGTCCAATCAAATGGTCTGAAGTCAACATCATTGATTCCTGGACCAGTGTAGATATCGGTTTCAATGAGATCTGATCCCAAAATATCAGCAATGGTTCTATTACGAAGTTGTCTATCATAAAGATCTCTTACAGCATCTGTAAATATGGGATGTCTATTCATAAAGACATCATCACCTTTCTTGATTGTTTCTTTAACTTCAATCTTAGTAACATCAACACCATCTTGTCCAACATAGAAGAAGATATCAACCTTATCTTGAGGTTGTGG